TATTTAGTTATTAACAGGATAATCATATTCCTTTGTTCCCTATTAAATGTATTTGACTTGCCCAAAGGATGTTTAATTGCATTTAGGTCAATGGCAGTGCCGGATGAGTGATTACTTAATACCTTCTCTGATCCCCTGGTCATGCGAAAAGCAAAACCCCAATCATCTAATTGACCTTGATCAATGGGTTCTACTAACTCATGGAATTCTTTAGCAAAATTAACAAGTAATGGTGCAACCGCTTTGGCACATGCAAATTTAATTTTTGTACCGGGTACTGTAAAAGATTCAATGCCTAATGCTTTACGATCCTCACTAGCCGGCCATCCATTAGGGCTAGTGAGTTCTCTGATCGTTGCCATGACTAGTTACAATTCATAAAGATTGTGCTATAAACCTAAAGCCCTTAAATCATCTGTTGTTAAACCAAGTGCTGCTAACTTGCTTTCGGCTGCTGCCTTAGCCTGAGCCTTTGCTTGGGCTTCGGCTTCTGCAATTACTTGTGCTGCTTGCTTTGCTTGATATTCAGCAAATTCAGCATCATTCATTTCCCGATCAATAATTTCATTTGCAATTAAATCGTGAATTCTAATCATTGGTCGTGTTGTTTTTGCCATTTTATTTCACCCCATAAATTTTAACTGTGCCTGTTATTGTCGCGGTTCCGTTGGCTGCTTCTATTTTTAGGCTGGTGATTGCTGCGGCGGTGTAGTCATATCCAGCCAAATTAGATGAACCAACATTATCTATGCGACCAATATTTTGAATTGGTTTTGGTGCTGTTGAAGTGTAATTGTAAATTATACCTAAAATATTATGTGAAAAAACCGAGTTGCTCTCTGCGGAAATAAACAAATTACCCGCGCTTCCCGATTGATAAGGATTGCCATTGTAATATGTTCCTACTAATTGACGATCTCCCGTGCTGTTTGGCACCGCTATTAATCTTTGTGATGTAGTGGTGGTTCCAACAATTAAAAAATATAAATTGGTATAATCTTGACTAATTCCACTTACTGTTGTGCTTGTTCCTGTTAATGTTGTTGTGCTTAATAATGTAATGCTACCGCTTGAGGGTGTTGCCCACTTTAAACCAGTAGCCTCTGCACTATCCGCTACGAGTGTGGTGCCATTTGCGCCAACGCCTAAGCGTGCATCACTTGTGCTAAAAGTATAAAGATCACCTTTAGTAGTTAGTGGTGATACTGCGCCTGCTTGTATGTAATCATAAAATATCGCTGATGATGCGCTAACAAAGTATAAAATACCTGCATCATATTGTGGCAAAATTAAACTGCCGGCTGTATTTACTGTAGCAGTGCCGGCAGTTATTGTGCATGTGGCTGATCCTAAATTTTGAATAAATACAGTATCACCGGCTGAAAATAATCCGGTATTAACTGTAATTGTTGTAGCACTGGTAGATGTCATTGAAATAGTTGTACCGGCNTCAGCCGCAACTAAAACATAATTAGCAGTTTTACTAGATGCCGCACCGCCACCCATTGCGGTTTCTTGTAGTGATGTCATTTGGGCGGCGGTAAGAACCTGCCCTACGCTAAATGATTGTTTTGCCATTTATCTATACTCCCTAATAAGCCAAAGAATCTTCATCTAAAATTCCATCAACGGTAGAGTCTAGCAAAAAACCTACCGCAAAAGGCTGAGCGCAAGTAAAGGTTACTAAAAAAGATTTAGGTGTTATCTCATAGGTAAGGCCTGCAATTACGCTATCTGTAACCACATTGTCTGCCGGCAAGGTTTGAGTAACCTGAATTGGATCAAACATATCCAAATTTAAAGCGGCTACAACGCGACTTGGATCGTTTTCACCATAAGCATCAACTGTTAATGAATTAAGTTGTATGTCCACGCCTTGTTCTTTTCGGGATGCAATAATCATTTGTGCCTGATTTAACGCATCTGCCTGTGTCTGCATGATGCCACTTCTTACCCGGCTATGTTGAAAATAATCAGAAATGCTTGCCAAATCGCTTGCGGTCTGACCGCTCAACCCTGTTGGCGTTACAGTTACCTTGTTAATCATTTGATAATCTGAAATATCAAATTCAACTGCCTGATAGGTAATATCACCTGATCCGGGTACATCACTAAACTCAGTTAATGTGCCACCTGATTGGCTTATGATGTCGGTACGCGACATAAATTTTGCATAACCGCGTTCATCAATATAGAACGCACCTAGATCAGTGGCTTCAACTTCTTGGCAGGCGGCCAACAATGATCTTGATGATCCGGTATCTGCTTGAACTGTTGTAGTTGCAGTTGTAGATATATCACGCATACCACCTGGCCACTCACCTTGATCTAATAAACTTGTAATTCTTTGTGCAGTAGTTTGTCCGGCAGTGCCACCACTAACTGATGTTATTGTGTTTAAATTTAATAATTGGAATCCATCTACACATGATAAAGTAACATAGGCTGGATCAAACCCGGTAGGGCTTTGATAATTCCATTCTTGTACATACATAGAACCTAAATTATATGTTACACCTAAATACTCTGCCATAAAGCGAATCTTACGCATAGGTTTAATTTTTCCATATAAACTTGAACTTGTATTAGCCGGATTAAATTCACCGGTTTGATCAACAAATGTAATGCGTGCCGTACCGCCGGTAAAAGAATCTGATGACCTATTAAATGCACGGCTAATATAACATTGAGTTACAAGTTGAGTTATATCAACTACATCTGCGGCGGCAGTACCTAGTACAGAAAAATCCAATAGTGTTGCAGGGTCATCTAACACTAATGCCGGATCAAATGTTGCCGAACTTGAAAAATCAATTTCTGCCTTAAATATTGCGGCTGGCATTATCTTCCTAAATTAGTTAATTGAGTTACTGCGCCTGATCTGTTTAAATTATACAAAGCATCCTGAATTACAGATTGTAATTGGCCTTCTGATATAACCGATCCGGCTACATTTATATTAACAGTAGTACCCATGCCACCCATTTTATCTAATGGTACAACCGCTTCTGCACCGGCTTCACCAATCATTGCAAGTGTAGGTTTAGTTACAATTCCGCCTTCTGCCATTAGTGGTATTCCTCTTTGGATTGCACCACTTTCCCTGTATCTTTCAGCCGTAATTTCTGCGGCTGTCATTCCAGCATAAGCAGGTGTACCAACTAACTTAGTTCCTAAGTCTGTAAAATATCCAGGATCAAACATTGTTTTAACCGGTTCTTTTTTCTTTTTATTTATCTCATCTAATAACGCTAACATCTTGCGTAATTCTTCATTAGCCTTAAATAAAACTCCTAAATAAAGTAAAACTTCGGCAGTAGTAATACCCCATTTTTTAGCCAACATTTCAACTTCAACAGTAGTGATTTGCCCATCCTCAATAACCTTTAATACATCTGCGTATCTCGCGGCTTCATCAATAGCGGTTTTTGTACCATCTGCTAACTTTTGTAATAGTTTTACACGCAACTCATCTTCACCGGATAATTTACGGCTAAGTGCAACTTGTAAATTGATCTTATCAATATCAAAAATGGCTGACAATTCCGCCTTCTTTTTATCCAATGCTTCTTGTGCGCGTTTTTCGGCTGTTAAATTTTTCTCTCTAGCCAAAATATCAGCCTGAATTTTCTTTAACATTTCAGCATAGGTTAATTGCTTCTTACTAGTTTTACTTTGATTTTGTAAAGCATCTAAAACTGATCCGGATAAACCGTATAAACCCTTTTCTTTTAATATGCGTTGTTGCCTTAATTTAATACCATCTTTTTCTAACTCTTGTAATTTAGTTGATTCGCCAACTAAACCTTGAAGCAAAACAATGGCAACATCTAAATATCCACCTAAACCTTTATCACCAAAAGATTTAGATGTACCAACCATGATGTCGCTAAATTGAGTTGCAACAACTTCTAATTTTTCGCCAAAAATATCTAATTGATCTGATCCAGTTGCTATCAATGATGCGGATGTAATAAATCCTTCGCCTAATGTTTTGGTAGCCTGGCCTGCGCTAATTTGAAATGATTTTAATTGGCCTGCAAATGTTTTAGTTTGTTCTTCCGCTGATCCAGCATATTTATCTAAATTTTGCATTAACTTTACAAAGCCCATTGATTTTACTTCTGCGGCTGTAAATCCAATACCAAGCGCAGTTATAGATTTGTAATTACCTATTGCCGCTTTATTTATAGCATCAAGTACAACATTAAGATCAGCACCAGTACCGGCTGATATATCTAATGATTTGCTTAATAATGTTTGAGATATATCTAAATCACCGGTTTGGGTAATAAGTTGGCGCAAGGCAGGAACTAATTGATCATCTGTAATATTTGTAGCGCGTTGTAAATCGGCTATAAATGTTTTTACACCTGGCAGTTCAAACTCTTGCCCAATGCTTCTTAAAGTTAATTGTAATTGTTTATCTAATCTTTCTTGCGCTAAGGCGGCCTGTATAGAGTTTTTTGCAAATATAGCCATGCCTGCGGCGGCGGCTATTCCACCGGCTTTAGCAAAAGTCTTTAATCTAAATGCGCCAGTTGCAACTACCTTATCAAAACCTTTTAATTCTTTTGTTGCACGCTCTAAACCTTTTTTATCAAACTTAGTAAGGAAGTTAATCGCAACATACTGACTTAATGCCATGTTTAACCCCTAAATTTTTCGCCTAGATATTTTTTAAGCACACCGTATAGATTATCATTTACTTGCCCACCTAATTGTTGTGATGCCCTGTAAATCAATCTTTTTTCTTTATATGCACCTGAACTAGCAGTACCTTGTAATTTACCAATAAAAGATTCACTAGCATTAAGGTTACGACTTATACGCCTAGTTTTACTTCTTGATTTTGATGTACCAAATCCTGCCAACTCATAAATTATACCTGGTACAGATTTATTAAGTACCGCTAATGCAGTTACAGAAAATGTAGTACCTTTAACTCTTTGAACTTTAGTTTTAGCCGCACTAACTCTTATGCCGCGTATAACTTCTACTTGCGACCATTTCCAACGACTTCTTTTACTTTCGCCAAAAGTTCTACCCCTATGTGCTTGATCATTAGCCCATCCCCATGCAGGTGGGTATGAAGGTTCAACATCACGCCATCCCGGAAATGGTGAGTACGGTACAAAACTTTGTGCCAATTTTGCAACAGGTTTTACAGCCTTAGTCAATTCTCTTCTAAATTCTTTATGTAAATCAGGTTCTATTTTTTTCATAGTCGCCATTAGTTCATCTAAATTTTCAACATAGATAGAAGGCACTGCGGCTAATGATCTTGTTCGGCCAGGTAATCTTGCATACAAAGGTCGCATTATTTCCGCCTAACTGTTGCCTTCTTGTTGTTGTAATAGCGTTCTTGCAAGATGGCTTTAATTGCTGAATAAATCGCTGGATCAACTTCTAATAAATCTTTAGGGCTGATGCCTGTTGCCACCGACACGGAAGCGACTTCATAGATTGAGCCGTGTCGGTCTATCCATTTTTTGAATCATAAACCAAATCAATATCTGAATATTGATTGATATAGTCATCACCAAAGGCTAGATCGGTTTTACCGGCATCTTTTTCTAAACGCCAGGCGAACCACCACAAATCACTTTCCATTTGTAGTTCACCTAATCTCTTACGCCAACCTGTTTTGAATTCGGCTTCAAAAGCCACCTTCGCAGACGGCGTAAGATCATAGGTTACTTTTTTACCATCTTTTTTAACAATCTCAATCTTGTGCATTGTCCCACCCTTTTCTTTTTACGCGCTTGTTGATTTTGTTAATGCAGTTACAGGAAGCGACACGGAAACGCTTGCTACCGCATCAACAGCACCATTTACAGGTGTCCATGATGAAATCAAGCATGACATTGTGTAACTTGGATTGGTAGCAGATACCGTACCTGATACTGGTATTAACTTAATATTAAGTTTTGTACCTAGTGCATCTTCAAACAGTGCGTTCACTGATGCTGATGCAAAATCATTGTACAGTTCTAGATTAAGCGTTGGTCGCTCAATTCCACCAATCATATTTTGAACGGTGTCGTTCATTGCAGTGATCTCTACCTGATCAATTTCGCGTGCAAGGCTTACAGTGCTGACATGATCAGTAATGGTAGATGTTCCTACAATCACGGCAACTTTATTACCCATAAATATGGCCATAGTTTTCCTTTCGTTACTAACCTATCAATTCAACCGAATACTGATAACTTAGGTAATCAATATTAGCGGATGTAATTGTTCCAGGGGATGCAGACACAACCCTTAGAGTTTGTACAGCACCGCTTAAAGTTTTATCAGCCTCAATCGCGGTTTTAATTGAAGTTGAACCGGATGAAGCAATTAGCCCATCCAATCTTGATTGTCCATCTTTTTCGCTCATTCTACCTACTACAACAATTACCTGGCAGGTAGCAGAATCAAATCCTCTATTTAATGTAAAGTCATAATTCATTGATAGTTGGCCAACAATTGCAAAAGCATTATTTGTTGGTATGTTTGTTGAATCCGGTACATAATCAAAAACACGCATACCCGTAATTGTTTGTAATGCAGTTTTAAGATTAGTTCTAACCGTGCTAGGAATCATGCAATAACTTCTTTTTTATACGCTCTAACCATTGCGGTTACATCTCTACCGATAGGCGACATTCTAACAACGCCTAAATCGCCTAATCCTAAGATTCCACCCGGCGCATCTTTACGCTTGTACAGGTCGGCAGTTAATATTAAACAGGCCATGTTTAGATCATCCGGCACTGAAGGCCAACCCCATCTTGCAGTTACTTGCACGCCTGGGCGTAATCCATTTGATGTTAGGCCTGGAAATATCGGCCAAGTTTCAGTATTAGATACCATTGTTAATTGCGTAAAAGGCCTATTCAAAGATTGTGAAGTTAATGGGTCTAAAATGTAATCTGTGTTTAATGTTAATGTTTTAGAATAAGTACCGTTACCATTTTCATCAACGGCTACAACTAGATTACTTGTAGTTCCAATGTCATCTACATAAACAAAAATATTAGAGTAAGCACGGTAAAGCCGTGCTGATGCAGTGGCATCTAAATAAAATCTACGGTTAGCAATCCGATCAATTGACCTGGATGCGGATTCAACTAAATTTTCTAACAAGTCATTATCAGTGTTATCTGATATAGACATGTAATTTTTAATTTCAGTTAATGTTGCATATCCATTTGTTATAGCCATGATTGGTATCCAAATCCTGAATCGCCCTGGGACATTAGACAAACTCCATTCTTTGAATACCAATCATAGTTAGAATCCAGGCCACTGGAAGGGTAGCGGCCTGGAAACTTATTAGTTTAGAAACTTGGTGTTGCTAAACCTGTACCGTTGATCTGAGCGATTGCACCTGAATAGCGCAATGATGTAAAGGCTGACATACCAAACATAACAATGTTGATTGCAACCTTGCCACTTGGCTCTTCAAACTTAACATAAGTTGGTGAACCGGCTTCTTCCCAAAGATGACACTCATTAAGATCAACCACAAAGATTGTATCTTGATTTGTGCTTGTGCCAATATTTGTTGCAACATTCGCATCAGTAATAATTGGCAATCCAAGAATTGAATAACCACTATTGCCGTATTGTGGTGTTCCATTGCCTGTTCCAATTGCGTTCATTGGATTGTAAGCGTTTGGTACTACAAGTGGGCGATTTGAACCATCTACTCCAGCCAATAAGAAACCTAAGCGGCGTGGGTGCATGATAATTGCATTTGGATTAGCATAAATTGTAGATTGAATCTGTTGGATTGAATCTGCAATTTTTGGATACAAGCCTGCAACTGTACCTGTGGTCGCTGTGTAAGTTACCAAGATTCCTGTTGTCATGCTCTTTAGACCTAATGGTTGCCCATTTGATCCTGATCCATTTAGAAGCGCATCATCAAGTTTTGTGTGATAAGCGCGTAACAAGTCTGCTAATACAATGTTTTCAATGTTGTATCCGCGTAGTAATGCTTGCTTTGAGATGCTGTTTTGTCCAGCAATTGTGTTCACATTCACTGTAAGTGTTGTGTCATCAGGATCAGTGCTTACTGCGGCAGTGTTCTCTGATGTTTGATACGCAACATTTGTGCCTGTGGTTATACGGCTAATAACAACTGACATACCTTGTGTAGGTAGTGGATGCTTGCGTGCGGCATCAGCGAACGGCCTACCGGCGCGTGCTAATGGTGCATATAGATCAACTAAGTACTGTGGTACTACAAGGCCTGCAAAATTGCCTGAATCTGATGCACGCTTTTCAACTGCCATTTCTTTTTGGTGGCGTTGAATACGCTCTGATGCTTCATAATCATTTGCGAATTGTGCTTTTAGTGCATCACCTAAGAATTTATCTGCGGTGCGCTCTGAGTAAGTTAGTTCTTCGCGTGTAACACTAAAGCCACCTGCGCGAACTTCCTTTTTTGGCTCAACATTCGCATCAACTTTAGCGGCTAAATCTGCGGCCTTTTGGTTGCGAATTTCAATATCTGACATCTGCTCAATTCTTTCATCTAACTTTTTGATTTCCAAATTAAGGGCTTCAACATTAGCCAACTCAATTTCAGATAGGTCGCGTGCTTCTTCTGCGGCGCGGTCTAAAGTTGATTGAATAAGTGATGTCTTTGATTCGCGCTTCTCGCGTAGAGAAGCAAGAAATGTATTTGACATAGTTCTCCTATTAGTAGTTTTTGTAGTGAGAAGGTGTAACGCGCCGGCAAGCGGGGTTAGGTGTTCTACGACTTGTTATTATTATATCTCTTTTTTTAGTTCTTTTAGTATTTCTAACGCTGTGTTAAATCTTGTTTTATCATCAAATCTGTTTTGATTTGCAATTTTCTCTGACCATGATTTACCGGCATCCCCGCCCCACAATGCCCAGGCAATGCGACCATTAGAAGGATAACCATCTTCACCTGGACTAAAACCTTCAGCCTTTTTATCTACTTCATGGCGTGCAAAAAAAGATACCATGCGGTTTATTGTTTCTAAAGGCAAGTTTTTGCCACCTGCAATATCTCTAGCCCTAGCAATACCTATCTCAGTGCCACCTCTATTAAACTCTCTGCGCCAATCAAGTCCTCTTTGTGCCTCTGCCCTCATTGCGGTTGTAGGTGTAAAACTCTCGGCTCTATTTTGATTTTGCATTGACCACCTGTTGCAATAATAATCGGCCTGCACATTATCATCCCATAAATCACAATAGCCTTCTTTGTAAAAATAACAATTAGCACAATTGCGACCTTCAGGGACATCATCACTAGATGCTGGTCTGTAATTATCAGGCAATTCCCTAGTGCCATACTCTGCAATATTCATGGCAGTTAATTGATCATCTGCCTGAGCCTGGGTTTTATGGCAACCCATTACTTCATTGCTTGCAGTTTTAACAACTGCATACCCTTCACAATCAGGATGATTACTTACTACGCTGTATGGCATTTAATATTTTCCTTGCTTGATCTAGTCTAGGTGTTAATTGTGGTTGGCCTTCACGCATCCCTGTGATAGCGGCTAATTCGCCATAAGCACCAAAAGTAACAAGTGATACTTCTGCTAAATGTGCTTTAAGCCTTTCCATTACGCCATCCGGCCTTTTCTTGTTTTTGATTGGCATAAAGCCAACAGATAATTGATCTAATGCCCCATCTTTAACTAACTCTAACGCTTCATCACCTTCACGCGTTTTTGAGATTTTGAACTCAGCATAAAGCCCATCATCTGTTTCCCTTAATAATGTGGCACGGCCTAAAACATTATTCTCACCATGACCCCTAAGAAGTTTGACCCGGTGCGGTGCTTTGATTACTTCTGAAAAAACACCTTTTCTAAAAACTTCAATCATGGTGCTAGTAATGCGTTGTTCTTTGTTGTAAGGCACGGCGATACCAAAGATGGTGCGGCCATCACTATTGGCACGCAACTCTAAATTAACAGAGTAATTTCTATTTTCCATTTTTTCATCAGGCATAGTTATTATCCTCTACTGTATCTTCTACATCATCTTGTAATGAAGTTTCAACTTCAGGGTTTATATCTTCTTCTTCATAATCCATAGGATCAAGATTTTCATAACTTCTTACTTCATCAACAGATAAGAAGCCATTAGATAAAGCCGTTGCGTAAGCATTGTATCTATTTGCGGTATCGGTCTTTAATAATGAATCATATTTAAATCCGGCAGTTTGACCCCGAACAAGAAGATCAGAAAATGCCGCTTCTATTCTTTCTGCAATTGGTTGAATTGACCATTTAATTAGTTGCAAGTTTTCTTCTACAACATTTGAATAAGTACGGCTGGAATTAGGTGATCCTAAGAAGTATGGTGGCAATCCTAAAATATTTGCCGCTTCTGTAAGTCCGGCTGTTTGCGCTTCTACTAATTGTGATTCTGCCGCATTGCTACTTAACACTTCAAAATCCGTTGTTGAGTTCATTACAACAGGTGATCTATTGCGTGATGAATACATTGCCATCCAAGCGTTTTTCAGTGCATCCGCTTCTTCCTGAGTTAAATCAGGATTGGCAGATTTAATAACGGCGGTAGGATTCACGCCACCATCAAAGTATCTTGATGCGTACTCATTTATAGCAATCTCTTTACCTAGTGCTTGTTTGGCTACGGCTAAAATACCTTTACCAACTAAATCACCTGGCATTGTAAAGTTCTTAATGTGCATGATCTCTGATTGATCATAAGATTTTTCATCAATCTTGTAAGTGATGCGACCATTTGCTTTTGATACTTCAACGCGATCCGGTGACACAGGATAAATTGAATCAGGTAATCCATTAGCACCGGGTTCACCTAATACTGCAATATAATTACCGTGAACAATTAAAGCGGCGGCCATTGCGCTAATTGTTTCCATTCTTGTTTCATTTGGTACTGGTCGCATAAGTATTTGTGGCGTTGGTAAAACTTCGCGCTTGTTGCGATATGCACAAAGTGGTAACGCACCAATAGCATCACTAATTAAAGTTATGCCGCGATAAATGGCAGGTATTCCCAACGCAGTATTTTGATCTACATAAGTACCTGCCCAGTTACCTTCAAAGAATCGGCCAACGCGACCTAAAGAATCAATATATCCTTGTGAGGTATAAACCATTGATGGCTGTATTTGTCTTTTGAGCAATCGGCCTAGCATTATTTACCTCTGTTTTCCAAAGCAATACCAAATAAAACTAAAAACACACCTGATAATATT